TTACAGGCTCCAGTCTTCTATCTGATAGTAGCCACGTCCGATAGCCATCAAGCAGTATTCAATTTCCTTTCCTGTTGCATCGTCAAAATAAGTATATGGCTGAGCAATTAAATCCGGATAAGAACGGACTCGCCCGAAGATATCAGGAATACGGCCATTCAAACGAGCTTGGTTTGAACGCTGCGATAGTTCGTTATTTGATGAACCAACTGTAGGTGACTGCGGCTTAGGCATAGTCAAGACAGTGTAAATACTGTATGCCGCCATAATGGCTACAATTGCATAATAAAGAATCTGCAACCATGCTGGCTCAATTACGACATAGAATGTACCTTCCAACTTTTGAAGATGTTCAATTTGTGCATTGATTTTCTTTGGATGGTTTGGCGTAACGTCACAACTTTCTGCAATATGATTGTGATAAACCTTTGCGTTCTCAGGCCAGACATCAAATTGCTGGTAGATATATGCCAGAACATCTTCAACTTCTGCCTCTGACCAAGTAGATCGATCATAAACATCAGGAACGATGATGACTTTTTTCAAACTCATTTGTAGAACCTCGTAGTTTCCCTAAAGTTCATTTCGATAATCTCTAGAGGTATGTACTGCACACCTCTTCCCGATAAATGCAAAACCTTGTCACAATAAAAAAGCCCAACATGTGTTGAGCTTCTTGGTCCATTTGAGAAAAAGGCAATACAGGGCGATTCGGGCGCATCTAACTCTGTGAATGTGCCTTTGCCATTTAGAAAAGCCATTAATCTTTTTTTGAGTTTCTCACCTGTAACAATCTCCCATGCTTCACATAAGAACTCATTGCAGGTGTAGTCTTTCGTCCAGATTCGGTTATGGAGATGGTCTAGGTTCATATCATGCCCCGCAACAGTGGGAATCTCTCTAATGAGTAAATCTCACCAGTCTTTACGCTATTAAGTTCAGGTGCCTGTGCATCAAAAGTGCAGTTGCCAGAGCCATCTTTAGATAGAGTGGCAACCTCTAAGGTCTGCAAAGAGACCATTGGAGCAGTTAATTCATCATCCCGATACAACCGCCATTTGACTGATGGCCTAACTTTCCAGTTGGCACCTAAACGAGCAGATACAACCGATTTAATTAGTTCATCGTCAACATCGGCAATGGTTAGGCTAAGCTTCTGGTCAAGGTCGTTTGTGACTGTAGAGCGTTGAATTGACATAGGTTGATATTCATATGAAACATCTGGACCTGATGCCTCATGCTTTACAGTCACACCTTCAGTATCATTTTTGACGAAGCGGAAAGGCTCAATAAAGTCTGGATGAGAAATCTCAACACATTCCATTGGCACCACACCACTGCTTGAGTTTAAAAAGAAGGATGTATAGTCAGGCATCTAAATACCCTCCATGGCTCTTGGCAGATCGTCGTTTACCAGTTTTTCTAGTGGATTGACTAACGATGCCAAGTCTTGCCCATCATTACCCGTTTCAACAATAATCTTGTTTAACTCAGAATCTACAATAGGCTTAACTCGTAATTGAGCTGTCACAGTGTAAACTGGGCCTTGCATGCTCGACAGTTGGAAGCTATCAGCAACAAATAAGCATTCATAAGGCTTAAATTCTGGACCATTTACCCGAAGCGAGGCACTAAACTTCTGATTAGGGGCTTCACACCAAACGTTATAAAACGCATCAAGATACTGAAACCCATCCTCAAGAACTTTCCATTGAACATTGACAGTGTGATACCCATTTTTTAGTCCTCTTCGTGAACGTGGTGCGCCACCATCTAACTCTTGAGTGATTACCCCGCTCTTCAAACTAGCCGAGTAACCCTCTTGTGTTGAGCAGTATTTTAATGTGTTCATATTAGCCCCATAAAAAAACCGACCTCTAAGTGGGTCGGTTTTAAGCTTTAATTGCTGCGATAATTTCAGGTAGTTTCCAAAGTACTATTGGCACCGAGAATAGGATCATAAAGGCAATAATGGTCTGCCATAACCCATGTTTTTCAATACACACTTTCATTAACTCCACTATTGGTTTAAAATGCTCCATATAGATTGTTTTTCTCCTTAATCTTGCTCCGGTTAAGTTGATTTAAAAAAACCCCAGTGCGTCAACACTGGGGTTTTTGCTTATTTAGGATTTTAAATCCTTCAATCTTTTAGTTCCTCCTGCGGTTTTTCCGCATTCAGAAATAGAAAAAGCCGCCCTAGGGCAGCTCTTAGTTTGTTCTCTCTTATACTGTTACCTTCAAACAGTTTTACTTACATACCGCTTACGGTTCTTCTCTTATGCCTGTACTTTTAATTAAGTGTTTTGCTCATCAGCAGGCCTGCCCTGACAAAATTCAACAAGGCTTAAAGTTGAAATATCAGAAACACGGATCTGAATACTTAATGGTCTGCCCGCAGCTGGGAACAATTTTGAGTTTTGAATATATTTTGCATCTTTAAGATACAAAAAATGTTCTTTAAGTGAGTCTGGAAATTTAATTTCCTCACCATCATCTAACTTTTTAATTATCTCTTCTCTCGGCTCTTTGATATGGGAATAAAAGAATTCCTTCCAAAGTGAATTTTCTTCAAGTTCGAAAAATTCTTCTTCACTGATTGCAGTACCAGTAATTACGCTGCCACCAACCCCGACTGTCACATAGAAATCTGGATAATCATCTTCTCTATGTGCATTTTTAGAAATTGCTTTTATCAATAAATTAGTATCATTTCTACTCATTCTTCTTTTCCATAAAGTTTAATTAAGAAGATTAGAATTTATCAAAGAATAAATTTAATAGCCACCGAAGTGGCTACTAATTATTGCCGTCTAGGTGTTGCATTGTAGTTTTGCTTGAATGCCTTGCTGATTCTACTATTAGGGTTTTGAATTCCCTGTAGGAAAACTTTCTCCGCAACTTCGCCAGCAATCTGCCTAATGCGAACATCCAAAGAACCATCGTCATTCTGAGTAACTTCAGCCGTCTGACCTGGTAAGTTATAGATATTCACAATAGGCTGGCTAGAAGAAGCTTTCTCAAGACTCTGACCTGAGTTAATGGCATTCAATGTATCAACGCCTACTCTCTTAGTAGCTGCGGCATTCAATACATATTCTTGACCATGAACGACACCGGCAACATCACCTCGGCCCATGTTTCCTGTGTAGCCGCCTGATGAAAAGCCAGCTATACCTGCTACACCTTGAGCCATAATCAATGCAGCATTAACATATCCTGTGGTTTTCATCAGCGTTGACAATGGAATACCTGCTACTGGCCCCAAACCAATTGGGGGTGGAGCTAGTGCAGCTGCGGAAGCAAGATTTCCGTATATAATTGCCTGAGCAGCGGCCATTGTCTGTTGAACAAGATACATTGCCTTATATGCACTTGATTGTTCCCCTTGAGCATCCTTAATAATGCTTGTCATGGTTCCCCATGTTCCTTGAGCAGCCGAGATCATGGAAGAATACATATTTAGCTGCGTTTGGTTTTGGTTGAACTGCAAGTCACTATATTTTTCTGAGTACTCCTCCTGGATCTTGTATTTGTTTTGCTCGTGAAGCAAAACAGCATCTTCAATCCGTTTGTTGTATTCAAGTGTTGTTATCACTTTTTGCTCAAGTTGGATTTTTAGCTCATCTCGCTGATTAATCAGGTTGTTGTCATTTTCAGCGTATGCATTTCTTTCACCAAATTGCAGTGAAAGACCTGCTCGCTGTTCAAATGGTGCAGCTAAAAGATCTCTTTGCTGTTTTAGTTCCTGCAAAGCTTTTAGATTAGCCTGATTATATGCCGCTTGGCGTGCAGCCTTTGTGAGGTTGATTAATTCCAGCTCATGTTGATATTGCTCATCAAGATACTTAATTGCCTCATCACGCTGATCTTTACTTAATTCAATGTCGTGTGCCGCAGAAAATTTCTTACGATCAAAACTTTCCTTAAGTAACTGCTCTTCGGTCAAGTTGAATTGCTTATAGTCATCCAACTTGGTTCTTAACGCTTGTTGAGCGATTGCAATATCATTATCGGCACGTGCTTTTAGCTGTGCTGTGATTTCAGCCTTACGTTCAGGTGTGAAGTTAGCCTTATCAACATCTTCCAACTTCTTGGCAAGATCATTTCTAATCTTGGTCACTTCATTGGCTATATCGTTTTCCAATTGAAGACGCAACTTAGCCTGCTCTTCTGCCATTTTAGTGGCGTCTTGAATGAGCTTATCAAAGTCTTTAGAAGAAATGTCGCCAGCACTGTAGCCATTGAACCCTGCTACATATGATTTAACGTTAGAAAGATAATTTTTGGTTTCCTTAAATCCATTTGCCTTACCAGTTCTTACATTTTCAGGACCAGCGTTGTAGGCCATAACAGCCTTCTCCACATCTCCCTTGAACATTTTAAGAAGATCAGATACATACTTAATCATTCCATTAATACTAGATTCTTCATTCGTAACATCGACACCATATTGTTTAGCAGTACCTGGCATAAATTGCGCTAGGCCTTGTGCACCAACAGGAGAGGTTAGAAGTTTCCTTTTTCGATAAGTATCACCTCTACTTTCTTGCATAATCATGCCTTCAATCAGGCCCTGCGGGATTCCAGCAGCAGCAGCCTTTCCCGAGATATCATACTTGCTAGATAGCGCTTGCACTTTGGCATTAACCGAAAGAACTTTCTGTTGCTTCTGAAGCTCCTTGGTTCGCTCTTTATCTTTGTTTACAAGATTATCAAGAGCACTTTCCTGACTAACAATGCCTTTAATGATTTTGTCTTGTTCAACTGTGACGCCTGCAAAACCTTTTTTCTGATTTTCTCGATATGTCTGCAACAGAAGCTCTGCTTCTTCTGCTGATCTGCCATATTTAGTGATTAAAATTGACTTAAAATCAGCATCCCATTTTCGATCTGCAAGCGACTTATTGATGTCTTTTAGCTTTTTATTAAGTTCAGTTACGTCTTGAACTGCTCCTTTCGCACCTTGACTAACATCATTAAAACCTGCTTTTGCATTAGCACCAGAAGTACGAACCTGATTTAGCTCAGCGTTTGTTTGTTTAACAGCTTTTGAGTTTTCATCTACTTTCTTCTTGCTATCAGCCAGTTGGTTGATTTGATCTGAACTGATAAAAGAAAGTTGATTTAATCTATTGAAAGCCTGATTTACATCAATAACGCCAGTTTTTAATTCTGCCCATATTCGATAAGCTTCAGCACTTTGCTTATTGTTGTCAGCGATAGACTGAGTAAGTAACAAGAACTCGTTCTGAGATTTAGATAGTTGAGCATTCTGTAAACTTAGTTGCTTTGTCAGTTCACCTTCCGCTGCTCGCTTTTGTGCACCTTCAAGCTTCATGAGTTCATCAGCTGCCATGCCTGCATAACGTGATTGCTTCTCAAGCATGTCATTGGCTTTATCGCCATTGTCTCGCATTAAAAGATATCCGGCTGCTAAACTTGCTACTGTGATGCCAATACCAACAGGACCACTTAGCAAGCCTAAAAGTCGTGTACCAATCCCTACACTTGCCGCACCAGCTGCTGCCGATCTAGCCTGAGCCGTTGCCAGTGCACCTTCCGCTACTGCCAATTCTCTTGTAACTTGAGCCTCAATTTTCTTTAACTCAGCCATACGAGTTAATGTAGCAGCACGGCCTTTTTCAGAGATTTGGGATTTTAATCGCTGTACTTCCAAAGCTTTCTCAGCCGCAATAGCAGCTAAAGTCGCTTGGGTATTTGCAACAACGGCTTGAGTGCTAATTACTTGTTGAGCAGCAGCCGCGCGCTCGGCTTGAATTGCAGCATATTGCGTTATTGTTTGGGCTGCTAATTCCTTCGTTTTTACAGCTACAGCAACACCAGAGGCATAAATTGCAGGAATGTAGGTTCCAAGCCAATATGCTCCACCAACCATCATTGCAGAGGTCAGTACATCTAAATTCCCAGCTAAAGTTTGGATAGATCCTGACAACACTTGGGCTGTCCCAGATCCTTTCCCTGCTTCACCTACGAATTTTGTAATAGCATTGCTTAGCATCCCTAGAGATTGACTAATAGTTTTGTCTGTTTTGCCATAAAGTTCGTCAACACTATCCCCAGCTTTTAGTAGAGCTTTAGTGATTACTTCTCCAGTTAATTTGCCATCCAGCATCATCTGGCGAAGTTCACCACGTGTTACACCTAAACCTTTAGCCATCGCATTTAAAAGCCCACCCGCTCCATCAACAAGACTGTTAAATTCTTCCGCTCGAAGTACACCACCATCTAAAGCTTGCCCGTATTGAAATAGTGCTGCTGAAGCAGATTCAGCATTTGAGCCACTAATGGCAACAGCCTTTGAGGTAATTTCGGTAAGTTTTGCAGTCTGTTCTTGTGTAAGGTTTAGTGTTTTAGCATTTGACATGTACTTAGAATAAACATCATTCACAGCACTCCAAGCAGATGCAGATCTTTGAGCTATATCGAACGTGTCGGCCATTGCCTGATTAAGTTCTTCTTGGCTATTAGTGACCAATTTCAGTTTATTGTTAATCCCCGTATAGAGATCCATTCTATTAATGGCAGCACTCACAGTAACTAATCCTGCCATATATCCAGCAAGTTGACGTGTAGCAACAGACAAACCATCCATCGACTTAGTAGCAAAGTCACCTTTACGCTCAATGCTATCCAGTTCATTGCCTAGATTACGCGCATTACGCTCTGCATTTTTAGCATCAATTACAATGACGAGACGTGATTCTTGTGCCATCTTTACTTTCCTCTAGGCAATAAAAAACCCACTCAAATGAGTGGGCTCTGTTTAATTTAAAAATAATTACTAAGCTGGGCAGTTAAACCAGTTCGGTCGTGCTAGAAATCTTTGTCCATTAGACATGGCTATCACCGAACAGTCTGCATCGATCAACGGCTCATTTTGTAGGTTCCTGAAATCCAACAATCGAGCAATATCTCGTGCTGCTTCATTCGCTTTCACTACTAAGTGTGAGTAATACGCGAACTTCTTCATATCAAGCATTTTTACAGCAAGCAGAACTGGAACGATTTCATCATTTTCTATGATGACTGCTTCAGTAAGTTTGCGAACCAGCTCATAGGCGTCTTTATCAAATAAAGGATCTTGAGGTTTCTTTTCCTCTGGCTTTGCCTTTAAATCCATAACTTCTAAATAATGCTTAGCATCCTCAAAGTGAATAGCTCGTAATTCTCGGTAACTTGCTGAGTATTTAAAGTGATTCTTTAAACGACTCCACATTTGCACAATCAAATTTTTATTACCTTTTGCTCTTGTATGAACAATGTTGTAAAGAATCCCTGCTTGTTCTGGTGAAATTGTTTGTTTGCCATTTAGAAGCCATTCCATAACAAGTGAGTCATAAGCCCGAATCACCATCAAATGAAATTTTGGACTAATCCACATTGCATATGCATAGACTAGTTCCTTAACAACATATGTCCCGTTGTTTTCACCATCGTTGATTTTAATAAATGGGGGCTTCTGCAAATTTGCAGAGGGGTCACTTTGAGAATCTTTGAATTGAGATATTTCCTCAATCAGATCCTTAGTTTGTTGATTTCGCATAAAGTAAGCAGGCTGATGTTTTTTGTCATAACCACTTGCTCTATGTAAATCATTTAAACAGTAATACCCACCATCTTCTTGGCGAATTGTAAGATCACCAATAACTAAAGGCTTATTGTTTGGGTTTAGAAAGTTTTGTGCTAAACTTGTCATAGGTTTAATTCCTTTGTGTGGGTTAAACAAAAAGCAGATTGATTACTTTGGCGAGTGCAATCTGCTTTTTTATTGTCTGGAGTTTCCAAAAGACCTTCGTGTTGAAGAATCAGTTTTAAGTAATGGTTGAATTGCCCTCGATAGGTGCGGTTTTCCCTCTTGGCGGCAGCCTTGACAATATCTGCTAATTCGTCATCATAGGAACAAGTGTACATTGTTATCATAACCTCTCTATTTTTGATAACTATTGATAAGTTACGATAAGTTTTAAACCTTGTCAACTCGTGGATTTAGTTTTTATGAAAGATTCTTTCGGTGCCCGTCTTAAATTTTTTAGATCAAAGGCAGGTCTTTCTCAGCAACAACTTGCGGACAAGACAGGTTTAAGTAGAAAAATAATTTCAGATTATGAAGTTAAACTTGATGTCATTCCAAGAGATTCGAACCTTTACAAAATAGCAGATGCGTTAGGGGTAGATTCATCAAACCTCATTCCTAAAACACGTGGTGATGCCACAGAACAACCCGATGGTAATTTCTCTATAACCTATAACATTAATGAGTTTCCCCGAAAAATTGTTGAGTTCCTCGAAAATGAAGCTCAAAAAAATAATCGCTCTCTCCAAGAGCAGTTTGAAGTGTTTATGTCTGGAGTTGTCGAAAAGTTTTTAAATATGTCGGAAAATGAAAGAAACTCTAAACTCGATAATGTGCAAGATACTAAATTAGAATTGGATGAAAAGGCCTTCGAAGAATATCTTGGCAATAGCAATCATATTTAGATTTATTATTAAAAAAAGCACCCTAGGGTGCTTTTTTTAAAGTTTCTTATACCATTCAAGCATTTCATTAAACTTTTTTGTAAAACCCGCTAGGTCTACTTCGGTATCTTTATTGTAGTCATATGGCCACTCTCTATATCGGATAACTGCTTTTTTACCATCTTTCATTTGCTTAATGATTAGATTTGCGTAAAACGGATTAATTAATCCTTCCTTCCCTGAATAAGGTACATTGTCATCAATTTTTATTGCACTATTCGACCCAGACATGGCGAATTTAGAGTTGATTATCCTGATTGTGGTGATGAGACCATTTTGTATTCTCAAGAGCCACAAGGCGATGGGTGTTTTGAAGAAGATGAACGTGAGTACTTTTTGATGAAGGCCAAAAAAGCAATCGTTAAGAAGTTTAATGAAATGGAGGGGTGAATGGAAATTGATCGTCGTGTACGTGCTAAAGAGTTTATGATGCTAATGTCTATTGGCCGCACTAAATTCTATCGCATGATTAAGAATGGTGAAATTCCTCAACCTATCAAGGTAAGTGACAAAGAGGTATTTTGGCACGAATCAAGTGTTAAGAAAGTTGTCGAAAAACACAAAGATAATTCTGATATGATAGCCTGCTAA